AAACATTATCAGAAGATTACGAAACTGGAAATATAGATCACAAAGAATTAGCAGATATATTGAAAAATATTAAAGGTAAATTTTTGTTATCACATAATGATATACCATATTATAGAAAACTTTATAAAGGTTTTAAAATAAAAAGAATTAAAAATAGACAATTTTTGGGTGGAGGTATTGTGTATGAGCTTTTAATAAAAAACTATTAAAAAAAAATATACTTAGAATATAATAAAAAATGCCATTTAGAATTATAAAAGACCGTAAGGGATACTTCGTTGAGAATGTTGAAACGGGTAAGAGATTTAGTAAAAAACCCATGACCGAGATTAATGCGAAAAAGCAATTTAGAATCCTTAATAAATACTTATCTACATTAGAAGGTTCAGGCCTTAATAAAGGTGAGGTTCGAGAAATAGCAACACAACCACTAACAGATTTAGATATTAAAAAATATATTCCAAATGCTAGAATAATGTCTAGTAGTGAAATTGGTAATTATTCTAGTATTAATCAATTAATGCCAAAAGATAAAGAAAGTATATTTATAATATATGAATCAAAACCCAATTACGGCCATTGGGTATTACTTAGTAAATATGCACCTAATGTATTTGAATATTTTGATAGCTATGGAAACGATATCGATGCACCTATTAATTGGGTCAATTCACAAAAACAAAGAGAATTAGATCTAGAACCATATCTAACAGACTTATTAGCAAAAGACAAAAAGCAAAATAAAGATTTAGATATAATATATAACTCTAAGGACTTCCAGAAAGAAAATCATAATATAGCTACCTGTGGCCGTCATTGTATTCTACGAGCTATTACAATTGCTAGAGATAATCAACAATTAACAGATTATATTAAGATGATGAATACAATAAAAGATATTACCGGATTCAATTATGATGATATAGTCTCTGCAATCATCAGTATTTAAAAATCCAATTCAATTTCTTCATCATGATATTTAGTTATTAATTTCAATTGATTGATTGGCACATAATAATATTCTTTATTGACATCAATTTTATCATCTCTATCTACTTTAAAATATTTCTTATCGAATTTTTCAAATTTTTCAGTGTTATATTTAATATAATATAATCCATCAGTAAAATTGAATAGAAGTATTGTGTTGGCCTTACACTTTAACTTTGGGATAAGTGTAGTAGGGTAGGCATTATATTTATTCCTTCTAGACTTTAATTCATACTTATATTTAGTATCTGAAAAATCATAATTACTAAATTTCTCTAGTGACTTGGAAATATCCCTCTTGAAGAAATTATTTAGAGTTGCTAGAATAGAATTCTCTTTATCTATACCATAGCTATAATCATTTTGAAATGTTGTCATTTTTTCTCTACTAATAAATACATAGATTATTATTTTGCAAAATAAAAACGAAAATAATATAAAGAATATTTTAAAAAAAAATAAATCTAGCTATATTATAAGATACATATTCTAGAATGGTTGAACCTAATAAATTTACAGAACTCTACGAAGACACAAAAGATGTCACTAACAATTATTCACAATTAAAGATTGCATGTGATCATACATTTTATTTGCATAGATACCATCTTGATAAAGTAAAGAAGTTATCAAAGTATGTTGAAATACTAACTAAGGCCAAGGAATCTATACAAGCGGATTTAGATTCCATACAATCGGCTTTTGATAATCTAGAGACCAATATAATTATTTACTTGCATAATCATAAACGAACACAAGAGGAATTATTACATCTAGCGGAACAGAATGAAACACAACAAGAATTATCAGAACAGAAAGCCAATGAACGAGAAGAAGCATTAAAGAAATATTGTATGGAAGAAAACGAGCGAGTATTTAATGAAGAAGAATGCAAACCAATAATTAATATTGATAATGCTAAGGAATTTAAGGAAGAAATGGATAAGATAGTAGATTATATTGAAAAATTTTAATAATCTTGATTAGATTTTATTAGAATTGTAATATAGAATTAGATTATTACCGTTTTAGAGTATAGAATAGCTTTTTAATGATAAAAATAAATTTATTTATACAAAATCCCAATATAAATCATATTATTACCGGTAATAATCTAAGCCAGATTTCAAAAAAATCAAGATTTTTTAATAATTTTCAATAAATTTCATATTTTTTTATAATTTTCATTTCTAATTATATAATAATAAAATGATTTCACTAAATAATCTAAAGTATCTTTCACCTCATGCGAATACGGTCGATAATTCAACACATGAGTATTTGAATTTACAAATGGTTAATGAATATACACCCAATAATACAGAACCTAAATTAATGATATTTAACCAGACTAAGACAAGCAATATTTTAGATGTGTCTAATGATTATTACCTAAGTGTTATCAGATGGAATATTCAATGCAATCTGCCTGTTCTAATTCCTGATATGGTTTTATATCCCCCTAATACCCCTTATAATGGATTAACACAATATAAAATTTGTGTTGTATTCACAACCTCAGGTGGAACTGAATGGAATATTCCTGCTGGAACAATATCAAATATTTTATATGTCCCAGAAGTTAAAAATCCATTCCTAGAATCTATTTTAAATGCTCCTACCACCAAAGAAATGGTTTTAAATGATCCATATTATTATATTCGTAGTGTTGATAGCTTTTTATCAATGGTAAATAATGCAATAGAGGAATTTATATCTAGTATTGCTGGTGCTAATTGGACTAATCCGCCATTTTTCAATTGGGATGCTAATGCAAATAAAATAGTGCTTAATCGGCCTAATAGTGCGCCTACTGGTATTCCAAACACTGATTCAACAACTAGATTTTATCTAGCTATCAATCAACCTCTTTATAATTTACTAAATACATTTACTTTTAATTATTACCCTCCAAATGTTGGTAATAATAATTATCCGAATATTGATTGTCGATATGTATTGAATACTAATAATACACCATTTACAAGTGGTGATTATTCTCCATATTTCCAACAATCTTCTAGTGTTGTCAATTGGTCACCTGTTCAATCAATTGTTTATGTGTCTTCAACAATACCTGTCGAAGCTCAATTTAGTGGTGCTCCTGCTAATTTAAACAATATTGATCCCTCTACACAAAGCAATATATATCAACAACAGAGTGTTGTTAAAGTTCTAACCGATTTTATAGTCCCCTTTAATTCTGGTGTTGAAATTACCAACAGTCAAGTTTATTATATTCCACAGTCAGAATATCGGCTCGTTGATTTATTAGGGAATAATGCATTAAATCAATTAACAATTCAAGTCTTTTGGAGAGATAAGTATGGTTCATTTCACCCCATGACATTAGATGCTGGTGGTAGTGCTGATATTTTAATTCTACTAAGAAAGAAATCATTTAATAACCAAGCAATTAATTAATTTAATTTTTATTTTTTTTTTTCTGTATTAAATATAATAATAATTTATAGTAACCTTTCAAATGTCTCAACAAGTTAAACCTTTTGCCGTTCGCGATACTGTTCTCGACTTATCAGATAGCATTGATTATGCTGTTTATCGATCTGGCTCATCGGTAAATGTTCAGAAATTCGTTGCAACCTCTGCTACAAGTTCACAACACACATATTCAATTCAAATTCCCAGTGTGTCAACTATCTTAGATCGTAATCTTGTATGGGGATCCACTATTTCTCTAACTTTTGCTGGAACTCCCGGCGCTGGTGAATATCTAGTAAATCTAACTCCTGTTCATGTGAAGTCTTCTCTTGGCGAATTTTATGGGTGTGATGCTCCAAAACCATTTATTCTCAATCAACTTTGCAATAACATAAATATGCAACTCAATAACACTACGGTGAGTATGCCCGTTCGCGATGTTCTTGATCCGCTTCTTCGTAGTGTTGACCAATCATTCTTTGAACGGTGGAATGGTTCGACACCAACTCAACTTGATACCTATGCCACCCTATCTCAGGCTATTCCATTTCAAACTGCATCTGGAACCAATGTTCCAAGTGCTGGCAATGGTATTGGAAATTTACAAACCACCTATACAAGCCGTTTTAATTCTCCATTCCAAAATTTTGATAATGGAAATTGTAATAAAGCAATTGTTCCTCGAGGTTCTTTTTTCATTGATAGTATAACTGGAAATACATCTGGTGACGGAGCTACCACTAAAACTGTTGTTGTCACCATAACTGTTCGAGAACCTGTTTTTTGCTCACCATTCATTTTTTCAGAACATATTGATCAGGTGGGGCTCGTTGGATTACAACAAATCAATGTCACATGCCAACAGGATTCTCAGGGTCTACGCGCTTGGTCTTGGGTTTGTGATTCTACTATGGTTCGTAAACAACTTACCAATATATCTTATACAAATTCATATATGGAATGCCGTTTTATTAGTCCAAAACCTAGCGACCTAATTCCAATGGTTTCCTGCACACCATTGGTCGTTTACACCAACTATAAACTACCATATCAGGGTGCACCCGTTGTTGCTGGTGGAACCGCTAATTTAACCTCAAATTCCATTCAACTAAATAGCTATCCCGATAAAGTATTTGTATTTGTGGACAATACACTAAAATATGTTTCTACAGGCACTGCCGCTGGGACTGCCCTTAATGTATCTGGTAATGGTCTTGCGGATGCATACGGCACTATTAATCGCGTTGAAATTACACTTAACAATCGCTCTGGGCTTCTAACTACCTATGATATTACCCAATTATACAGGGCTTCTGTTCGTTCTGGATCTCAACAGTCTTTTGACCAATTTAGTGGTCTTCAAATGTCTTATTTTGGTGCTGACGAGGTTGATATTGTCAATCAGGGTGTGGACGGTTACATCTCAACTACAGGTTCTGTTCTTGTATTGAATTTCTCGGATATAATTCCAATTTTAGAAGATTATTATGCCCCAGGATCATTAGCAAATACACAATTTCAGATAACTGTGTATTTTACTAATAATACACAAGAAACAATTCAACCACAACTCAATCTCATCATGATGTATTCTGGCCTTCTTGCTACAAGCAATGGTGCTTCTAGTGCATATACTTCTGGCATTTTAACAAAAAATGATGTATTAAGTGCGTCTGCTGTTGCTAAACCCATTACAAAGGCACATTTAGCCCGTTATGTTGGTGGTGGTCTTCTAGGTGATCTCAAATCTATGGCATCTTCCGCCCTACCTATGCTAAAATCCCAAGTTCTTGCGCCTGCTGTTGAAAAATTAGGCTCTATGGCTCTTGACCGTATTTCCCGTAAGCTCAAGGCCTAGACATAATATTATTATTATTTTCCCTTTTTTACATTTTAATGAACTTAAATATTCTAGAATATATTCTAAGTAGATAATAATCTAAGTAGATAATAATAAGAGATGGAAGATAAATCAGAGTATATGAAAGCTTACAGACTAGCTAATAAAGATAAATATAAGGAATACAGAAAGAAATGGCGCGAAACTCATAAGCATGATGAACAAACAAAAAAGAAAAATGCAGAATACTCTAAGAAGTATTATAATTCTAAAAAGGAAAAGAAAGAAATATTATCAGATAACGGTAATTACGGAAAATCATAGTAGGTTATAGTAGGTTATAGGAGATTATAGTAGGTTATAGGACTACGTCCCCTATTTTATTTTTCTAATTCTTATCCATTTTATTATTTATATTCTACTTTATTTTTTTAGACTATTTTCTATATTTTTATTTAGGGGACTATATACTATAACCTACTATAATCTCCTATAACCTACTATAACCTACTATGATTTTCAAATTCATTAACAAATTTATTATAAGAGTTTATTTTTTTCGATAGTTTTAATATTGTTTAAGTGTATTAAGTTTTAGAATGTATATGATAATAATAATAATTAGAATAAAAATACTTAAAAAGAATTTCTCTACTAAGAATAGAATCTCAGTAGATAAACAAAATGGATTTTGATAAGGATACCAAAAAAGCTTTGGAACAATATAAACTAAATAAGAAAAAGCAGGAAGCAGAACAAGAAGCATTAGCAAAGGCAATGGCAGAGATATACAAAAATATGAAAAAGGATTCTGGCAATGAGAGTGATTCAGATAATGATGATAATGATGATAATGATTCAATTATAGATAGTGATCAAGAAAGAATTAATAGTGCAGTTATTCTAGAGAAATCTAAAGAAATAAAGCAGAAGGATGAATATTATCAACGTATTATTACTGAAGAAGAATATCAACGCAAATTTTATGAAGAAGCAGAGAAAGTATTAAATAATACCAAAAAAGAAGATAATAAGAAACCTAAAAAATATATTAAAAAGCCAATTGAAGAAGAAGAACAAGATCTTGAACCTAAAAAGGTAATTAACCAAAAACCAATAATAAAAATTGATGAGGTTTGTATGCCTGAACCCGTTATTACTGAAATAGAACAACCAAAACCCATTTTAAAGGCTGATGAGAAACTAAAAAATAAAGTAAAAAAGATAAGAGAAGAAAGAGCACTAGCAAAACAAAAACAAGAACTACCAAAACTAAATAATCCAGATGTAGATGCTAGCATAATAACTTATAAAACTAAAACACCAGAACAAATGACTAATTATGAATTAATTGATGAAGTATATACACAGAAACAATCAAAGGAATTTATTAATAAGGAAAATATAGAATTGAAAAAGAAACTAAAAGAAATGGAAAAGCAGATGGCAGACTTTGAAAAGTATAAAATGTTTTACATGAATAATAATGGCACAGATACTTTTCAAACACAACGAGATGTATTAAAGAATTTTATCATTAGCAATTATGAAATAACCAACAACCATAAAGACCGCATTAAGATATCACAAATTCATAAAGAATTTAGTAAAATAGAATCTATGGATATAAAAATATTTATATTTAAGTGCAAAGACTTAGGACTTGAAAAATTTAATGCATCCGGATATAATGTATTTACTTGTATCAAACAGAAAAGTGCAACTTTATAGTAGGTTATAGTAGGTTATAGGAAGTTATAGTAGGTTATGGGACTATGTCCCCTATTTTATTTTTCCAGTTTTTATCCCTTTTATTATTTATATACTACTCTATTTTTTAGACTATTTTCTATATTTTTATTTAGGGGACTATATACTATAATCTACTATAACTTACTATAACCTACTATAACCTACTATGAAATTTCTATTTTACCTGTATCAGTAGAGAGACTATCAGTAGAGAGAATATCAGTAGAGAGACTTTCAATATGGTTCCTATGTTTATTAATACCATCTTCTTTTCTAACATCTATTTTATACTTAGTTAAACAATCATTGCCATAATATCTATGTAAATAGGGCAAAGGTAATCTAGCACCCATAACAGTTATGTTATCAAATTTATACTCTTTCAAAGGAAATAATTCATCACACTTATAATAACAATTAGGGAATCTAATTCTTTCTGCTATAGATGCTAGTTTAACAATATTATTGCCTTTAGTATATCTGAATATATCTAGAGTCGGTGTTCCTATTATTTTTCCGGTTTCCTTATTCTTAAACCATAAATTAGCTACAAATACTTTAATCATATCTTTTGTTGTTCTTTGTAATAAAATATGTATTTCATCATCATATAAATTCTTTTCAAATAGTGGAATAATCTTTTCAAAATCTTTGTCAAACACTCCTATGTCAATATCATCATCCCATGGGATCATACCATTATGACGAACTGCACCTAGTAATGAACCACCATCAACAAAATACTTTATTTTATGCTCTGTTAGTATCTTATGTATTTTATCCATCATCATCAATAATATTGCTTTTGTTGTTTCTGGTATTTTATACTTTTCGAAATCTTCTTTTGATTTTTCCATTTTTAATATATAAGTATATTTTTATTCTAATTAAAATATTTGTATATTATAATAATAAAATGGAATCGAATATAGTAGATAAACTAAAAGAAAAAGGTCTTTCAACATCATCTATTACCTTGTATCTTAAGGCATTAAAGAATCTTAATGACAAAAAAGAAATAAAAAATTTTAGATTCCTTACAAAGCCAGAAGCTATTCTAGAAAAGATAAAAGATTATAAACCCACTACACAGCGTAATATTATAATAGCGGTTGTAAGCATTCTAAAGGCATTAGATAATCCTCTTTATTCTAAATATTATGATATCATGATTGAAATGACAAAGAAGATTAATGAATCCAATAAGACTAATGAAAAGACAGAAACACAAAAAGCAAACTGGCAAGACTGGGATTCTGTTTTAGCTAAGTTTAATGAATTAAAATCCGGATTAAAACTATCTAGAACACTAAGCCAATCACAATATGATTCTTTATTAGATTTTGTTGTTCTTTCTCTGTATGTCTTATTACCACCCAGACGCAATAAAGACTTTATAGATATGCTTATTACTACTAAATCCACTAAGGACACAGAAAATAATTATCTAGATATTAAGAAACAACAATTTATATTTAATGTATATAAAACTAGTAAAAAGGATGGTCAGTTGATTGTTAATATTCCTGATGAGCTAATGGCAATTCTAAAAACATATATCAAACATCATCCTCTTAAATCAGAACTGCCAGAACAAAATATTCCTTTTCTAGTATATTTTGATAAGAAACCTGTTAAAGATAATGGTATAACCCGTATATTAAATAAGATATTTGGTAAGAAAATAGGCTCATCAATGTTAAGGCATATTTATTTATCATCTAAATATGGTAATGTTCTAGAACAACAGAAAGAAGATTCTAAACTTATGAGCCATAATTTACAAACGGCAAGAGACTATATCAAAACAGATAAAAAATAAATAAAAAAATAATTTATTCATATATAATAATAATAATAATTACAATGGGGGCAATTGATCCGGCAAATAGTTATTTATTTCCATTGGATAGCGCAGATTCATTTTCTGGTGCATACACTAGCAATATAAATTTTAATGAAATCCTAATATCTGTAGAAACTGACACCACTTTTTCTTTAACTGTAAATTTTAGTAGCAATGGAACTGATTTCGGGTTAGAGCGTAATTTTGAGGTGACTGTTCCATCATCTACTGCATTTACTTATAGCATTAAACCTTATTTGCGATATTATCAGATAACATTGACAAATACTAGCTTATCAAACCAAACATATTTGCGACTAGAAACAATCCAAAAAAGTAATGGTGTTAATGTTGGAAGAGGTAATATTAATAGTTACATAATATTTGATGGTTCAACCGGTGCAGGTGGTGTTTCTCAAGTTGCTAATTCATCGCTAGTTAGCAATAATTACACATTTTA